CACCTGCACCGGGGTACGACGACGAATTTGCCGGCGATATTGGGAATGATCCGCCGGACGCTGACCGGATTCCTCCTGGCGTTCTCGCCGCGTGCGCGCTGGAGCCGCAGAACGACACCGGCAACGGACAGCGCCTGATCCGGCATTTCGGCGACGGGCTGCTGCACGTGCGCGACGTCGGTTGGCACGCTTGGGATGGCAAGCGCTGGCGCAAGGAGGGTGGCGACGAACTCGTGACGCTGGCTGCGCAGCGAACGGCGCCGCGCATCGCGATCGAGGCAAACCATCTGGCAGCGACGCAGGCTGAGCAGCGCGCGATCGATGCGGCCGACGACGTGCGCGGCGAGTGGATCGAGCTCGACCAGAAGAAAAACCGCACCGACGCGGAAAAGTCGCGGCTGCGGGAACTGGAGCGCGTCCGCGGCGCCGGCACCGATGCGCGCGAGGCGCTCGCCGACCGGCAGATATCCCGCCGGCGATTCGCGGTGTCGTCCGGCAACGGAACGCGAATCAGGGCGATGATCGACCAGGCGCTGCCGCACATCTCGGTGGCACCGGACGCGCTCGACGGCGATCCGCTGGCGTTCAACGTCGCCAACGGGACGCTACGCTTCGTGCAGGTCAAGGACGACGAGTGTCCCGATCCCGACGCCGACCGCACGAAGTGGGCGGTCGTGCTGCGGCCGCACTGGCAGGACGATCGCATCAGCAAGCTGGCGCCGGTCACCTACGATCCGGACATCAAGGCACCGAAGTTCTGCGCCTGTCTCGAACGGTTTCAGCCGAACCGGCCGACGCGCGAATTCCTGCAGCGCTACACCGGATACGCGATGACAGGTCTAGCGGGCGAGCAGTGCCTGATCTTCAACTACGGCGCCGGCGCCAACTGGAAATCGACGTTCCTCGACCTGGTCTGCAAGGTGCTTGGCGACTATTCGCAGGTGCTGCAGTACGAATCGATTGCCGGAGACGGCATGAAGCAGGGCGCGCAGGCGTCGCCGGACATTGCCCGGCTTCCGGCAGCGCGGGCGGTGCGGGTGACCGAATCGGAGCGCGGCACGCCGCTCAAGGAATCACTGATCAAGTCGCTGACCGGCGGCGAGCCGATGCTCGCGCGGCACAACTATGGCAACTTTTTCGAATTCTATCCGGTCTTCAAGCTGTTCATGAGCGGCAACTACAAGCCGCAGATCGGTGGCGTTGACTACGGCATCTGGCGGCGCATCCGGCTGGTGCTGTGGCCGGTGACGATGCCGGAGGCCGAGAAGCGGCCGATCACCGAGGTGATCGAGGAGCTCTATGGCGAGGAGGCGAGTGGCATCCTGAATTGGCTGATCGAGGGCGCGCTCGCCTATCTCAACGACGGCTTGAAGCCGCCGCAGGAGGTGATCGAGGCGACCGAAGCGTACCGGGAGGAAATGGACCCGGTCGGCTGTTTCATCGCGCAGTGCATCGAGCGGCTCGACCCGCAGGCCGGAGCGGCCGGCGGCGACATCCCGTCGGAAACCGCGCATGACGTCTATCGCGCCTACATCGCCTGGTGCGATGCGAACAGCGTGCTGCCGTTCAAGCAAAAAGGCTTTGCGGGCATCATGTCGCAGAAGGGATACGAGCGAGACCGGACAAAAACGACGCGTCGTTATGTCTGGGTTAAGCTTCATGACGTGCCTATAATCTCCAAATCCGAGTCGCCGCCGCCCGCGGACCCGGCGGATTATGACGTTCCGGTATGAAAATGCGTGCCGGGTGACAGATGGTGACGGGTGGGTGACGCATCATTTTTGATACGTCACCCATGAAAAGCAAGGCGGTGCAATAGTTTGAAGGACGGGTGACGGATGGTGACGCGTTTTTCGCGCGCATACGTATATGCAAGCGGGGTTCGGGGGAGACCTTTTTGAAAAACTTTCTTATGCGTATAGGGCTGTTTAATCCGTCACCATCCGTCACCCATGAGGTAAATATATGATATAAAAAAAGAAAACAGGGTGACGGATCAAAAATGATGCGTCACCAACCCGTCACCATCCGTCACCCATCGATCTACAGGGGCAGACATGAGCGATGAACGTAAGGCGGTCGATATCGAAAAGCTGGTGCAGTGGGCGGTGCGTGAGGAATTGCCGAAAGGGATGTCGGTGGCGGCGAGTTCGTGGCAGGCGATCTCGGCCTACTGCGCGCTCGGAACGCGCGTCGACACGTTCTCGTGGCGTGGCGGACCGGGCGACGGCCTCGGCCGGGTGCCGGGCGAGCCGCACGGCGATGCGGTCATTATTGGGAGGGCGGTGCGCGAACTTCCGTCGCGACTGTCGGTTTCCGAAGCGGCCTCGGCCGCCGCGCTGTTCGGCGACGATCTCGCCGGGGTGGCATTCCTGGGCATGCCGGACGTGCTGGCGATGTCGTTCAACCCGATCGCGCTGATCATGAGTTGCGCCGCGCAGGGGATACGGCCGAATTGGAACGCTGGTGAGGTCAGGCCGCGCAAGATGCTGACGCGCGACGGACGGCCGGTGCTGGTGGGCGAGTGTAAGGCTTCGAACCGCTATACGATCGGCGCCTATTGTCCGTTGGCGTACGATGATCCGTCTGCCGGCGAGATAGGTATCGCACGTGCTGAATGGCATGTGTGGCACCAGGCGCTTGCGGCCTTGCGTGATCGCCTCGAGGGCGAACTCGCCGATCATCGTCCGGTCGGTCCGTCGGCACCGGCTGAGCCGTGGCGGTCTGACGCGCCTGTCGAGGCTGCGCCGCGCATCGTGGAAAGTCTTGTTCCTCTACGAAAGATTAACGCTGCGGATCGGCCGCGTGCTGGGTCTCCGCTGCGCACGCCGATCGGTAAGGCCGCGCGGCACAACGACAATCGCACATTGTCGGATTATCTCGCGACGGCGCGATAGATGGTCTGAAAGTAGGCTTATGTCAGGTGTCCACCTTGACGGGGTCGGTAGGCTTGACATACACCAGAACAGTACCAAAAGGGGACGAACAAGACCCGGCGGCCACGGCGCGCCGGGTTTCGCTTTTTCGGAGGCTCGTCATGCGCTGATCGTCGGGTAGTGCTCACACGTGTTGGATGACGTTTTTCAGTTTCGTGGGGGCGTGCCGCCTGGGCCCGCCGATCGCATCCGGCCTCGGGACAGGTTTCGGTTTCAATTGCGACCGGCAAACGGCGGCAACCTATTCAGGAACATTCCATGGTCGACCTGCAGCCCGGAGACGACGTGCATGTGTTGGCACGCGTCGGCGACGTGTTCGATCGCGAGTTCGAGGTGATCATTCCGAACGGCGGTGCGTCGCGGTTACGGATGTTCGTCCCGGCCGACATGGTGACCGCGCTTGATCGAAACGCTGTGATTGAGCGCGCGGCCTTGGCGCGCCGGCTCGATCCGGTCCGTCAGCGCGCCGTGCGGGGTTAGATCATGGCGTGCCGCTGTGCCGAGCGCACGATCGCGCTGCGCCAAGCGGTGGCAGCGACGCGCGCGGGAGACCTGCGGCAGGCCGCGCATCAGGTCGCATTTGCCGGCCGCACCTTTGCGCAGGACGCCCGCAACGGATCGCTGAAAGCCGCCGCAGCGCAACGACTCGCCGTGATGCGGGGAAGGGTGCGTCATGGCTAAGGACGGACTGATTTCAGGCATGGTCGTTGGTCGCGGTCTGCGCGGCGCCCGTTCAACCGGAGATATGCGCGGATCCGGGATCGGCATCGGAGGTCTCGTCGACTTACGGATCGACACCACGCGAATTGCGAAGCTGGGCGATATCCTGGTGATCGTCGGCAAGAACGAACCCGTTGCGGCAGCGCGCGCATTGAACCGAACGGCCGGTGAGACCAAGACGGCGTTGACCGCCGCGCTCGCATCGCAGACGGGGCTCGGCGCACGCAATGTGGGGAAGGCGCTGTTCATATCGCGTGCCTCTGCAGGCGCTCTATCGGCGGCGATCGTGGCGCGTGGTGGCTTCATGCCACTCAAGGAATTCGATGCGCGTCAGACGCGCAATGGTGTGTCGGCTGCGCCTTGGGGAAAGCGTCGGGTGTTCCGGCACACGTTCATTCCGAAAAAGGGTGGTCTGGGCGGAAATGTATACGTGAGGAAGGGTAAGGCGCGCTTCCCGCTTCACAAACTGTTCGGTCCGGCGATCCCTCGCGAACTGCCGAAGGATCAAAGCAGGACCACGTTCTATCGGGTTGTGCCCGTCGTGCTGGCGAAGCGCCTCGCTCACGAGCTCGGCCGCCTGCTGGGGGGGGCTTAAAGCTCGACCGGTCAGGGGTGGTCACGGGTCCTTCCCACGGGGGGTGCCTCTCACGGGCAGCCCCGCCCCCGACGAAGCGGTAGCGAAATCGATTTTCTGCTGACCTGACATCGTTGACACTGCTGCGGAATTCCTGACACCGGACACCTCGTGCGGGGTCGATCCGGTCGGAATCGGACACTGCGATGAACCCGACACCGGAAATGGTGCCGGGCGATCTGCTCGAAAGCGGGCTCTGGCTCTCCGTTTCGGACCTCGCCCGGCGCAAAGGCGTCTCGAAACAGTCGATCTCCGAGCGCCTGGCGAAGCTCGTGGCTGCCGGACTGGTCGAGACCAAGCCCGGCAAGGGCCGCGCGCGGCTGGTGAACGTCGCGCAATACGATCGCGCCGTCGGCCAGATCGGCGACCCGGCCAAGGAGGCCGGCGCGGCGACCAAACGCGAGCTCGCCGGCGAGACCGACAGCCTGTTCGACGCCGAACCGCGGCACGCGCCCGGCTATCGCGACGCCAAGGCCGACGACGCGCGCTATTCGGCCGAGTTGAAGCGTCTCGAGCTCGAGGAGCGCCTCGGAAAGCTGGTGAGGGCCGACGAAGTGTCCGACGCAATCATGCAGGCGGCGCGCACCGTGCGCCAGGTGGTCGAGCGTCTGCCGCTGCGCGCCGCAGAATTGGCGGCCGCGGTCGGTAAAGATGGCGAGGTGGGCGCCCGCGGCGTGCTCAAGGCCGCAACGCACGACATTCTGGCCGAAATCGCCGACGCGCTGGAGGCGCTGGCGGCGCCGCCGGTTGACGGCACGGTGCAATGAACGTCAAAGGCGTCGTCGGCGCGTTGACGCTGGTGGCGCGTACGCTCGCCGGCGCCTTTCGTCCGTCGCCGCCGATCGCGCCGTCGCGCTGGGCGGCTGACAACCTGATCGTTCCGGACGGCGAATACGCCGGATCGAAGTTCGATCTGGCGCTGACGCCGCACCTGGTCGAAATCCTCGACCATCTCGGGCCGGATTCGCCGGTCAACGAGATCGACTCGATGAAATCGGCGCAGTCCGGCTTCACGCTGGTGCTGCTCGCGGCCATCGCCTACTCGATCGACCGCGATCCGTGCGACATGCTGGTGGTGCAGCCGACCGATTCGACGCTGGCCGACTTCAACAGCCAGAAACTCGGCCGGATGATCGAAAAATCGCCGGCCCTGGCCGCCAAGGTGGCGCCGCAGACCGCCAGGAGCGGCAAGGCGTCGACCACCTACGAGAAAAAGTACGGTTCGAACTCGCTCTACCTCGCGATCTCGAACAGTTCCGCGGATTTGTCGTCCAAGACGATCAAAAAGGCGTTTCTGGACGAGATCGACCGCTATCCGGACGACGTCGACGGCCAGGGATCGCCGCTGGCGCTGGTTGCGGCCCGCCAGACCATGTTCCTGATGTCGGGAACGTGGAAACGGCTGTGCATCTCGACGCCAACGATCAAAGGCGAGTCGGCGATCGAGGCGCGCTACGAGGCCGGCGACAAGCGCCGGTGGTTCGTGCGCTGTCCGCACTGCTCGCCGGCCGGTGTTGTGCTCGATCCGGGCGCGCCGCGGCAAAAATGGGAGTTCGTGTTCGAGTTCGGGCCGAATTTCCGCTACGAGCGGACGCACCCGCATCAGGCATACTACGTTTGCCCGGCCAACGGTTGCGTGATCGAAGGCTGGCAAAAGGTCGCCGTCTATCGCTCCGGGCGGTGGATTGCGACGGCGCCGGGCCCGGGCCGGCATCCGAGCTATCATTTCGACGCGCTGGCGTCGCCGTTCGTGCCATGGGACGTGATTGCGGCCGAGTACATCGCCGCGGCCGACGATCCGGAGAAGCTGAAACCGTTCTACAACCTCAAACTCGGCCTGCCGTTCGACGTCACGCCGGCTTCGACCGACCACGAGGCGCTGCAGAAGCGCGCGCTGCTCGAAACTTACGAGCGCGGCAAGATTCCGCCCGACGCGCTGCTGGTGACGATCACCGCCGACGTGCAGATGCGCGGCATCTACTACGTCGTGTTGGCCTGGACGCCTGACCGGCGCTGCTACGTGATCGAGGCCGATTACCTCGACGGCGCGACGACGGACCACGACGATGGCGCGTTCGCGTCGCTGTCCGATCTCTATCGGCGGACATGGCCGGACGCTTTCGGTAATCGCTGGCCGGCGGACGAGTTCGGCGTCGATGCCGGCTATCGTACGCAGGTCGTCTACACCTGGTCGCGACTGCACCCTGGCGTGCGGGCGCTCAAGGGAGAGGACGGATGGCACCGGCCGCCGCTCGGCGTCGCGACCGATCAGGACATCGACTACCGCGGCCGCAAGATCAAGGGTGGTGCCAAGCAGCGCGCCGTCGGCACCTGGCCGCTCAAGGGGAAGTTCTACACCTACCTCGCGTGCGAGGCGCGGGTCGGCGACAACGGGGTGATCGAATATCCCCGCGGCTACATCCATTTTGGTCCATGGCTCGACACCAACTACTACAAGCAGATCACGGCGGAATTCCTGGCCGACGTCGAGGTCAACGGCCGCAAGGGGAAGCGCTGGAAGCAGCGGCAGGAGGACAACCACTTCCTCGACTGCCACATCTACGGGCTGGCGCTCGCCGACGCCTATCTATCGACCTACACCGCCGACGACTGGGCGCACCGGGCGCGCGAGCGGCTGGTGCCGGCCGACATGGTCGCTCCGGACCTGTTCTCGCCGCGTCTGCCGCCGCCGGCTGATCACGCCGCGCCGGCACCGGCCGACGACGCGATGACGCGCATGCTGGAGCAACTCGCGGCGATGAACCGCGGAACCTGACGGCACCGGTTAGTCAAGGCGGCCTTCGTACCCGCCTGGCCATTCAAACGTCGCACTGCCGTTTTCGGCGACCTGCGACCGATCACAGGCCACGAACCCGATGCCTTGCTGCGGGCGACGCAGCACCTCGGACCTGCCGGCGGGCGTGCTGCCCCATGGCCCGCCGGTGGCCCGGGGAACGAGGTCGAACCGATGTCCGTCATGACGCGCGACATGCACCCGATGATGCCAATCGGCCTTGCCGCCATTGCCGCGGCGATCATCGTTCTGACATGGATCGTCGACGCCAGGATGTCGTCGTTTTGGAATAACCGCGCGCAGCAAGTGCAAGCTTGCCGTCCGGCGCCGGCCGCCATCGTCGTTCCTCGGACCATGCCCGAGGCTGCGGCGCTCGCGTCGCCGGCGCCGGCGGTCGGAGTTGTGCCGCTGCCGCCCGCGCGGCCGAAGGTCAAGCGCCGTTCGCGGCCGTCTGCGCCGCCGGTCGTGCCAGCCTGTCGCATTCCGATCGTGTCGCGCGTTGGCACGTGCGTGTTCTTCTGAGAGGGTCAATTCCATGGGTATACCGACCGTGATTCTGGTCGGCGCCGACAAGGGCGGCGTCGGCAAGACGACCGTCACGCGCGCGCTGCTCGACTATCTGGCCGCCAAGGGCATCCCGGCGCGGCCGTTCGATACCGAGTATCCGAACGGGGTGCTGGTGCGGTTCGCTGGCGCCGATGTGGTCGATATCACGCGGGTCAAGGACCAGATGCGGATTTTCGACGATGCGTCGGCCGACACGGTATCGGTCGTCGACCTGCGTGCCGGCCTGCTGTCGGTGACGATCGACGCCCTCGACGAGTCCAAGCTGCTCGACGAGGTGCGCGCCGGGCGGATGAACCTGGTGCTGCTGCATGTGCTCGGCGCGACCTACGCGTCGATGCAGGAGGTCACCGCAGCGGCAAAGCGTATCGGCGGCGGTTGCTCGCACTTCCTGGTCAAGAACCACATCAACGCCACCGAATTCACGGCCGACGAGAAGAATGACGCCGAGCGGCTGATCGCCAAGATGGCCGAGGTCACGGTGCACGTGCCGCAGATGAAGGCCGACGCCTACCAGGCGGTCGACACCGCGGGCGGATCGTTCGTGCAGTTCTGCCAGCAAGGTCCGTCGGTGGTGCTGCGCGGCCTGGTGCGGTCGTGGTCGGAAAAGGTGTGGGCCGAGTTCGATCGGGTCGGGCTGATCGGCTCTTTTCGCCGCGCCTGACCGCAGAACGTCTCGGGAGATCACGCGATGACCGACCAGGATCGTCTCGCCGCCGCGATCGACGCGCGGCATCGGCTGCTGCTCGGCGAATCCGCCGTCGAGGTGGATTTCGGCACCTACCGGGCCCGGTTCACGCCGGCCAACCGCGAGGCGCTGGAGTCCTACATCAAGGAACTCGAAGCGCAGATTTCCGGCAAGCCGCAACACGGTGCGATCGGGTTCGTGCTGTGAAGGGGGACACGATGGGGCGCAAGCGCAAGACCGACGATCAGGCGGCGACGCTGCCGCTGCCGCCGGCCGACGACAAGCAGCCGCTGACGCCTGTCGGCGAGCTGATCGCCCGCGTCGAGGCGCGCGGATTCTCTCTGACGCGTCGTTACAACGACGCCGGCGAGCTCGAGGTCTGAAACATGGCTGGTTCCGCTCTTGTCGACCAGTTCGGCGCGCCGATGACGCCGCAGGCGTCCAACACCGGTCCGGAGCATTACAACCGGACATTGCCGACGGCATATCGCGCGGCGTCGCTGCAGTCGCAGGAGACCTACAACTGGCGTCCGCCGTTCACCAGCGGCGAATCCGAGACGATCTACGAGCGCACGATGGCTGCGGCCCGGGCGCAGGACATCGTCCGCAACAATCCGAACGCGTCGGCCGGTATCACCCGGCTGGTCGACATGCTGATCGGTGCCGGCCTGCAGGTCGCGCCGACGCCGAACGCATATCAGCTCGGCATCGATCCGGAGTCGAAATCCGGTCGCAAGAAGCTGCGCGACCTGTCGCGGGCGCTGAAAGCGGAGTTCACCGCGTTCGGGACCGATCCGCGCCGGTACAACGACGCGCAGCGCCGGGTGTCGCTCGCCGGGCAATTCCGTCTGATGGCGCGCACCTGGTGCATCCGCGGCGAGGCGACCGGCTACCTCGACTGGAAGCGCGATCCGAACGCGCGCTACGCCACCTGCCTGCGCACGGTCGACCCGGATCGCCTGTCGAACCCGATGGGCCAGGCCGACACGCTGCGCCTGCGCGCCGGCATCGAGTACGACGAGGATGGCGTGCCGCTCGCCTACCATGTGCGCAACGGCCATCCGTCGGACTGGTTTCGCTATGCACAACTGTTGAAGTGGACCCGGTTCGAGCGCGCCACCAGCTGGGGCCGGCCGGTGTTCATCCATGCGTTCGAGCCCGACCGCGAGGATCAGTCGCGGGCGATGACGCCGTTCGCCTCGCTGATGAGCAATCTGCGGATGGTGAGCCAGTTCGCTCAGACCGAACTCGCCTCGGCCACCGTCAATGCGCTGTTCTCAGCCTTCGTCTACTCGAATCTGCCAATCAACGAGGTCACGCAGGCGTTCACGCCCGGCGGATCCACCTACGCCGACAAGCGGCTCAAGCACCTCGCCGAGAATCCCGTGTTCCTCAACGGCGTGCGTATTCCGGTGCTGCCGCCGGGCGACGAGGTCAAGATCAATTCGTCTCCGCGACAGACCACCGCGTTCAACCATTTCCAGACCGCGTTTTTGCAGTCGATCGCCTCTGCGCTCGGCGTCAGTTACGAGCAGATGTCGATGGACTGGTCGCACGTCAACTATTCCTCGGCGCGCGCGGCCTTGAACGAGATCTGGCGCAGCGTGCAGCGCAAGCTCGCGGTATTCGTCGAGCAGGCGGTGGTCCCGGTCTACTTCGCTGTGATCGAGGAGGCGTTCGACCGCGGATACATCGTCGCGCCAAAGGGGGCGCCGTCGTTCTATCGGACGCCGGGCGCCTACCTGTGTGCGCGATGGATCGGTCCGCCGCGCGGCTATGTCGATCCGGTCAAGGAGGCGCAGGCCGCCGGCATCCGGATGGCGCAGTTCACCTCGACGCTGGAGAAGGAATGCGCCGACCAGGGCGCCGACTATGAGGAGACGCTGCTGCAGATCGCCGCCGAGGAGGAGCAGATCAAGGCGTTCGGCCTGGTGCGCGCGGTGTCGTCGAGCGGCACCATCGCCGACGATCCGAGCGACGTCGCCGAATCAGGCCGCGACGAAAAGCCGGCGCCGAAGCATAATTAGAGAGGGTTTGCCATGCTTCCACACCTTGCCGCGCGCGTGTTCGACGTGCCGCTGATGATCGACGCTGGCAAGGCCGCCGCGATCGTCTCGGCAATCGGCGGCCGATTTCTCGGCGTGGCCGACCAGGCCGTGACCGTCGTCGGCGCCGATCCGATCAGCCACGTATCGTTCATGAACGGCCGGCCGTCGGAATCGATGGGCCGGCTCGGCGACCCGCTCGGCCGCGCCTACGAAGCCAACGGCGCCGGCGACCGCATGCTGTTCAAGGTTGGCAACGTCGCCGTGATCCCGGTCGAGGGTACGCTCGTCCACAAGGGCAAGTTCCTTGGCGCCTATTCCGGCGAGACCTCCTACGAGGGACTGCAGGCGCGGGTCGCCCGGGCGATGCGCGACCCGTCGGTTAAGGGGGTGGTGTTCGAGGTCGATTCCTACGGCGGCGAGGTTGCCGGAGCGTTCGACACCGCCGAGATGATCTACGCGCTGTCGCAGCAGAAGCCGACGCTCGCGATCCTGACCGACTTCGCCTATTCGGCCGGCTATCTGCTCGCCGCGGCGGCGCGCCAGATCGTGATGCCGTCGACTGGCGGGGCCGGCTCGATCGGCGTGGTCACGCTGCACGTCGACTATTCCGGCAAGCTCGAGGCTGACGGCATCAAGGTCACGGTGCTCGCCGCCGGAGATCACAAGGGCGAGGGCAATGAGTTTGCGCCGCTCGCCGAGGACGTCGCCGCCCGCATCCTGGAGAAGCTGGAGGCGACGCGGCAGGAATTCGCCGCCGCCGTCGGCCGTTATCGCGGCGTGCGGCTGACGAAGAACGGAGCGCTTGCCACGCAGGCGCTCGGCTACCGAGGCGAGGACGCCGTCAAGGCCGGCCTCGCCGACCAGGTGATGCGACCGACCACGGCTTTCGAGCAGTTCGTCGCGCTGGTCTAACCCCGGCCGTCAACCGGCCATCCCACAGGAGTCCACAATGGACAACACCGGACTTTCGGCCGTTGCTGCAGCGGCCGACGCGGTTTCTCAGAAGGATCACGAGCAGGCGATCGTCACGACCGCGACGACCAATCGCGAGATGGGCGAGAAAGCCGGCGCAGCCGCGGCCAAGGCGCGGATCTCGACCATCCTTTCCGCCAAGGAGGCCGCCGGCCGCGACGAACTCGCCCGGCATCTCGCGTTCAACACCGACATGGCAGCCGTCGACGCCGTCGCGACGCTGGCCGCCGCGCCGAAGGCATCCGCTCCGGCCTCCGGTGCTCCTCAGGCGTTGCTCGACGCTGCCATGGCGGCGACTCCGACGCCGAAGGTCTCGGCCGAGGACGTCACCAGCCATGACAGCATGAATGCCGGCCTCGCCGCGTCCGTGACCCGCCAACTCGCCAAGATCAACAAGGCGCCGATCCAGCGGCAGTAACCCTCGCGCGGTGGCCGCCGCAGGTCACGCGTCGGCGGCCGTCCTGCGATCACTGCAATTTCGTCCACTTGAGCCTGGCCGCCACAGTCGCGCCGGGCAGGGGAGTTCTTTTCCATGTATTCGGCAACCTTCACGCGCCAGAAGCTGCAGAGCGCGGTCTTCAAGTACTTGTGCGACATCGAGTACAACACCGAGCAGGTGACGATCGTCGGTCCGAGCTCGGCCACCAGCTACGAGATCGGCACGGTCGTCGGCCAGGCGTCGGTCGGTGCGCTGACCGCGACCAAGACCGACGTCTCCGGCGCCAGCAAGGGCGCGATCACGCTCGACGCCACCACGCCCGTCGCCGCCGGCTCCAAGACCGGCCGGTATTCGATCGTGGCGATCTCGTCCTACAACTCCTCCGGACCGGTCGCGGCCGTGTTCGAGGTGGTCGATCCGTCGGGCATCTCGCTCGGTTCGTTCTCGGCCGGCGCGACGTTCAACAACGGCATCAAGTTCGTCAAGGCGTCCGGCACCACCGACGCCGTCGGCGACGTCGCCTATATCGACGTGGCCGCCGCTGCCGGAACTGCCAAGTTCGCGCCGCTCAACCTGTCGGCGACCGACGGCACCCAGAACGCCGCCGGCGTGCTGTTCATGCCGTTGAAGATGCTCGCCACCACCGATGCGTCCGGCGTCGCCGTCACGCGCGGCCCGGCGGTGGTCGTCACCGACGGCCTGGAATGGCCGTCCGGCATCACCGACACGCAGAAGGCGACCGCGCTCGCGCAGTTGAAGGCGCTCGGCATCGTCTCGCGCTCGATCTGATCGCGTAGCCGCCGGTTCGTCGCGGACCGGCGGCACACACCCTTGACCCCGAACCGGCCTAGCGGCCCGCCTGCCGGCGAGGCCCCTCACGCCGCGTCGTCGAGCATCGTCCGCGATGCGGCGTCCACTTCACACATCCGGCGCATGCCGGCAGGAGCGAAAAAATGTCCTATCCGGACCTTGCTGCAATCTTCCCGTTCACGCATGTCGACCTGACCGACCAGATCGACGTCATCCCGAACCTGTACGGCTTGACCAACGAGCTCGGCCTGTTCCCGGCCGAGGGTAAGACGTCGCGTATCGTCGAGATGCGCTACGACAACCACGTCCTGCGCGTGCTGCCCGCCAAGGAACGCGGCGCCGCCGGGACGCCGGCGCAGTCCCGCACCGCGAAGTCGATCTTCGTCGAGATTCCGCACTTTCCGGAACTCGATGTGATCGAGCCGCAGGACATCCAGGACATCCTGATCCAGGTCGGCAACACCAAGCGTCCGATCACCGTGCAGGAGGAGGTCGCCAAGCGCCTGATTGACATCAAGGCGACCCACGACATCACCCTGGAGTGGCTGCGCTGCAAGGCGCTGCAGGGCCAGATCGTCGACGGCAACTCGACGCAGATCTACGACCTCTACAGCCTGTTCGGCCTGACGGTCGGTGACTACACGGTCGATTTCCTGCTCGGGACCGATACGACCGATGTCGCGGCGAAGTGCGCGACGGTGATCCAGTCGATCACGCAGAACCTCAAGGGCGAGGTGTCGAACGGCGTCGAAGCGATCGTCGATCCGGATTTCTTCACTGCGTTCGTGAAGCACCCGAAGGTCGCGCAGTACTTCCTGCAGGCCGAGCAGGCCGTCATGCTGGCCATGATCGTTCGCCAGCAGCGCGAGGGGAATATGTGGGGCCGCGAGTTCCGTTTCGGCAACATCACCTGGCGCGAATACTACGGCACGGCGCCGGTGAAGGCGAGCGCGACGTCCGCCATCGCCTCGACGCCGTTCTGGGCGTCCAAGAAGGGCACCGCGTTCCCGATCGGCACCCGAAAAATGTTCCGCACCTACAACGCCCCTGCGCACGACATCCGCTTCGTCAACACGCCCGGCCTCGCGGTCTACGTGTCGCCGGAAATCCTCGAGCACGGCCAGGGCATCGAACTGCGCAGCGAATCGAACCCGCTGCCGGTGGTGCGGCGTCCCGAGGCGCTGGTGCAGATCACCTCGAGCAACTGATCCTGCGACTGGTCATCGTGGCCGACTGGCGGCATACGCGCCGCCTTTCTTATTCCGGCCGGACTTCCGTCCGGCCGGCCACTTCCGAAAGGGGCGCATTATGTCCGGGTCGCTGTTTTCGGAATTGGCTTTAATCGCCTCGCGGGCGGTCGACATCGTCTACGGCGAGGACTTCGACCTGATGCCGCAGACCCGCGGCGCCGACGTCAACATGCCGACCACGGCCGACCCGGACCGGCCGGCGACCTCCGTTCCGGTCAAGGCCGCATTCATCGAGGCTTACGCGCGCGCGTTTTCCGGCGCGCGGGCGAAGCAGGGCACCACCAACGAGATGGCCGCGCATTCCAGCAACCGGCCGATGATGTCGGTCGAGCGCTCGGCGCTGCCATATGACCTTCGATCCGGCGATCTCGTTCGTCGCTGCAAGACGGGTTTCGTCTATCGCCTGGCCGAGCCGCGGCGCGAGGATACGCCGCGCCTCGAGGTCGACCTCAACCTGATCAGCAACGCGGGCTAATTCATGTCGCTGTCACGGACTGCGCTGCGCTTTGCGGCGCTCGAGGCGTTGCGCCCGACCGTCGCGCTCGCACCGGTCAGGTCGAGTTCGAGTGTCGCACTGCCGTTGGGCCGGGCGACGCTTGCGTTCGATGTGGCCGATGGTCTCGGATTTTGGCCCGGCCTGCCGGTCACGGCCGCCGCCGACGGCTCTCACTATGTCGCCGGCAAGGTGTTGCGCTATTTCTCGTCCGGTGCCGGATGGGTTCTGTCGATCGACGTCGTCACCGTCGCCGGCTCCGGCACGTTCGACGACTGGTCGATCGGATCGCCGTTCCCGACCTTGGCAAAATCATACGTGTTCGATTCGCGTCTCGATCCGGTCGAGGATCTGCAGGTCGACGAGCAGCGTCCGGTCGCGGTGGTCTACACCGAGGAGGACAACGGCGATCCCGGGCAGACCGCGGGCGGCCCGCCGTTCAAGCGCACGGTCGATCTTATCGTCGAACTGTCCGTCGTCGCCAAGGGTCCGGTGCCGGAGCTGCAGGACGACGGAACGGTCACGTGGGTCACGGCCGAAGGCACGGCGTTCACCGACGCCAAGCTCGAGGGATGGCTCGATCGGCTCGAATACGAGACGCGGCTCGCCATGTTCCGCGGGCCGACGGGGAAATTGTTTCGCGACCTGACCGGATCGCGTGTCACCGACATCCGCTCGCTGCCGCATCGTTCGTCCGAGGAATCGGCCCGGCTGGCGCAGCGTACCGTCCGCATGCAGGTGACCGTGCCGGATGATTTTTCCGATGCCGCGCCGGCAACCCCTGCTGTCGGCACCGCCATGTTGCCACAGCCGCTGCGCGACGTGGTCGATCAATTGGCGTCGACCGCCTACGGCGCCGCCCTTGCCGCGTTCCTGGCCGCCGATGTTCCGATCGCGCCGATCGCGACGCCGCTCAAGACCGTGACGCTCGGTATCGATGCGGCTCCGGCCGATGGCGTCGCCGAGATCGAGGCGTCGGCAGACCATCTCGACAACTGAGGCAGCATTCACATGCGCAACGTCTATATCCGCCCGCGCCTGATCGATGATCATGACGACGCGCGCGCGACCGTTCCCGATCCCGTGACCGGCAAGCCGCTCGCGGCGGCCGGCGAGTGGAAACCGCTCGACCAGTTCTGGTCGCGCCGCCTGCGCGATCACGACGTCGAGGAACTCACGCCGCCCGCGTCGGCGGCGCCTGCAACCGCCGCCGTCGTGAACGGCGATTAATCGGAGTCGACTGACATGACGGTGACTTTCAATTCGATCCCGTCGAACATCCTCGTTCCGCTGTTCTATGCGGAGATCAACAGCGGCGGAACGCCGTACGTCAACTATCCGCGGCTGCTGCTGATTGGCCAGAAAACCTCGGCCGGAGCGGCCACGGCCGGCGCCGTCTATGGGCCGATCGAAAGCGAATCCGATGCGATCGGACAGTTCGGCCTCGGCTCGATGCTGTATCAGATGTTCAAGATCGCGCGGCGGAACGCGCCATTCCAGCCGATCTACGCGCTGGCGCTGTCCGATCCGTCCGGTGCCTCGGCGGCCGGCTCGATCTCGATCGGCACCGCGCCAGCCGTCACCGGCGCTGCGGTGTTGCACGTCATGGGCCGCCGGCTGACGTTCCAGGTCAATGCCGCCGACACCAACTCGCAGGTCGCCACCAACCTCGCGGCGGCGATCAACGCCGCGAACCTGCCGGTCACCGCGGCGATCAACGGAACGCATGCCTACCAGGTCGACGTGACCAGCCGTCATGTCGGAACCTGCGGCAACGGCCTCGAGGTCACCTACGCGACCGACGAGCCGAACGTGCTGACCTCGACCAATACGACCGTCACCGCGCTTTCGGCCGGTTCCGGCGTTCCGGACCTGACCACGCCGCTCGCCAACCTCGGCGACATCGAATACGACTGGATCGCCGGGCCGTACGCCGACACGACCTCGCTCAACCTGGTGCGCGATTTCCTCGGCGGATCGTCCGGCCGATGGGCGCCGATCCAGCAACTCTACGGCCACTACCAGACGGCGACGTTCGGCACCCTGTCGACCGTCACCACGCTGGGCGCCGGCCGCAACGATCCGCACGTCTCGATCATGGGGTCGCAGGCGTCGCCGACGCCGACCTGGGAATGGGCGGCGGCGATCGGCGCGGTCGAATGCCAGCACCTCGGCAACGCGCCGGAACTGTCCCGGCCGCTGCAGACGCTGGTGCTCGACGGCGTGCTGCCGCCGCGCGACAAGTCGACGTGGTGGGATATTCCCGACCGCCAGGCGCTCTACGTCGCCGGCGTCGCCGGCTACAAGGTGACGGCCGACGGCAGCGTCGCAGTCGACCGGGTCGTGACGACCTACAAGACGAGCGCGGCTGGTGCCGCCGACGGTACGTTCCGCGACGTCGAGACCATGGCGCAGATGATGTACGTCACGCGCTATTTCCGCACCGCGGTATTGAACAAGCACGCCCGGCAGGCGCTTGCCGACGACGATCCCTACAACGTCGGTCTCGCCACGCCGAAGCGCATCCGCGACACCCTGGTGCATGCCTACAACGATCTGGTCGCACTCGGGGTTGCCGAGAAGCCGGACCTGTTCTCGCAGTACCTGGTGGTCGAGCGCTCGGCGACCGACGCCAACCGTGTCGACGCCATGCTGCCGATCGACGTGGTCAATCAGCTGCGTGTGTTCGCGGCCAACGTGACCGCCTATTTGCAGTACCAGACTGCGTCCGGCGCGGTCGCCGTCTGACGTCTTTTCCGCCGCGTCGCCGACGTCGTTCGGCGGCGCGGTGCATTCCCGCAATCCCGATCTTTGAGGGCTTTCTATGTCTATCGACGGACAATTCGGCGGTCGCGTGACGTTCGAATTTGACGGCAAGCGCATCGCGCCGTGCGAGGGCGATTTCGTGCTCGATCCGGCCAACATCTCGACCGAGGCGCGTGCCAACCAGGACGGCACCGCCGCCTACATCCTCAAGCCGAAGCTGATGGGCTGCGACGTCAAGTTGCGGCACCAGTCCGGCATCAACTGGCGCGACATCATGCTCACCAAGGGCAACGCGACCATCGTCGAGGAGAACAACGGCCGTACCCACCTGTTCACCGGGTGCCGTCTGGTCGGCGATCCGAAAGTCAACATCACGACCGGCGAGGTCGACGGCTTGCGGATCGAGGGCGACCAGTACCAGCGGCTGGAGTCGTAGGCCGTGGCGATCGAAAAGACGATCACCCTGACGTCGCCGTTCCCAGGTCATGGTGGAACGGCGACGACCGTCAAGCTGCGCGAGCCGAAGGCCCGGGATTATCTCGAACTCGGCGAGCCGCGCAGCGTGATGCAGTCGCCGGACGGCGCCGCCGTGTTCGTCGACAACGATCTGATGATCAAGGCGTACGTCGAGCGGTGCATCGTCGAGCCGGATCCGCTGCTCGTCGTCAACAACACCTCGCTGGCAGACATGATCGCGATCCGCGAGGCGGTGCTCGGTTTTTTTACGACGGCCCGTTCGACGCTCGCGGGCGCCAAACCCAAGAGCGACTCGACCTCATAGTGTTCGTGTTGCGGATCGCCGACGCCGAGGCGGCGTTGCGGCTGTCGATCTCCGAGGTCGACTACTGGTGCGTCCGCGCGCTGGAGCGCGGCCTGCTGAAACGACGTTGAACCGTGATGGTGCAAGATGGCGCGCGTGCTCGAGGCCGAAGCCCGAATATCGGCGACGGACAAGACCGGCGACGTGTTCGCCAAGATCGGCGGCAAGTTGAAGGCATTGGCCGCGCAGGCCAAGAGTGCGTCGACTGATTTCGACAGGCACAGCGCATCGCTGACGCGGGCCGACCAGGCGCTCAACCGCCTGTCGCGCTCGCATGCCGGAGCGGCCGCGGTGATCGGCGCCAGATCGGGCCGGATCGGCGCCGGTGTCGCCGCGCTGGCGACCGGCGTCGTTGCGCACAAGCTCGGCGAGAAGGCGGTGCATGCCGCTGCGCAGGGCGCGCACGAGCGCACCCGCATCGCGGCGTCTGGCATGACGCCGGACGAGTTGAAGGAAGCCGAGGACAAGGCGTCCGAACTGTCGGCGAAATATCGGCAGTTTTCGCAGACCTCGATCCTGCACTCGCTGCGCAACATCCGTTCCGTGGTCGGCACGTTCGAGGAGGCGAGCCACGTGATCGAGCCGCTGCTGCGGCTGCGGACCGTTGCGGAAGGCGCGCATCCGGAGAAGGCCGCGCAGATCGCCGAGGACTTCGATGCGCTGATCAAGGGCATGGAGATCAAGGGCGTCACGCAGAACCTGCCGAAGTTCGAGCACTACATGGACGGCATGGCGAAGGCGCTCAACGTGTTCGGCGATACGCTGCGGGCGGTTGACTACTACGAAATGTTCAAATACGGCCGCCAGGCGACGCAAAACCTGTCAGATCGGTTCATGCTGATGACCGCGCCGACCTTGGCGCAGGAATTGGGCGGATCGAGCGCCGGCCAGGCGCTGGCGACGTTCTACCAGACGCTGGTCGGCGGTCGCATGAAGGACGTCGCCGCGAAGGAACTCGACAAGTTTGGGCTACTCGATCCGAGCAAGATCGTCCGGACCAAGACCGGCGCCGTCAAGGGCATCCTGCCGGGCGGGGTCAAGGGCGCCGCGCTCGCCGCGTCTGACCCGTATGCGTGGGTCAACGACGTGTTTCTGCCGGCGTTGAAGGAAAAAGGCGTCACCGATCCGCACGAGATCCAGAACGAGATCGCCGCCATCTTCCGCGACCGGACCGCGGCGCAGATCGTCGGAATTTTCGCGACGCAGCAATCGCGCATCCAGAAGGACTGGGCGCTGGTCGAGAAGGCGGAAGGTCTGACGGCCGCCGGCCGTTTCATGCAGACCGATCCGTTCATGGCCTACAAGGGGTTGATCGCGCAGACCGAAAACCTGCTGCAGGCGGCGACGGCGCCGGGCATCCAGCCGGCGACAGACGCCTTGAACAGCTTGGCGGGCGCATTGAACTCGTTGAGCGAGGCGGCGCGCAAGAATCCGGCAACGACGTCCGAGGCCGAGAAACTCGGCGGCCTGTGGGGCGGTGCGCTGCTGGGCATGGGATACGAATCGCTCGCCGGGCATTTCGCGCTGCTGCCGTCGCTCGGCGGGGCGACCTCGCTCGTCGGCGGCGCTGGCATGATGTTCGGCTGGCATGCGCTCGGTGATGCCAAGCGCAAGGAACTGACCGAGCAATACTACCAAATGCATCCGGAACTGCGCGGCAAGGTCGGTTCCTGGCCAGCGCTGCTCGGGTTCGGTGCGGCGCCGGCGCCATCTGCCTACGACTATACGCTCGGCTATCCGTCCTGGGCCGGATTCGGCTTCAACGGGACGGAGACGACCTCCGGATTCCTGCCGCGCAAGGGATCGTTCGGCCGTGGTGGTGGATCGCCGATGTGGGGCTCCGGCGATCTGATCGGTGGCGGCGAAGGCGGCCGGGCGATCAGAGCCGAACTGGTCGGCACCGCCGAGTTGAACGCCAGAATCACGGTCGAGCCGTCGCCCGATTTCCTGACGCGGATCGATACCAGGATTTCCAACGGCATCAACGCCGTGCGCGTCAACGGCGCGCCGCCGGTTGGCACCGCCGGGTCGACAGGAACTGCCATGCCGGAAACGGGAGCGATGCCATGACCGCTGTCCGCGACTGGCTGCACACGCTGTGGTCGGCGTCCTACAAGGGCGTTCCGTTCTATTTCGAGACCGATGCAGAGCAGGGCGGTCGCGGCCTGGTGGTGCACGAATTCCCACACCGCGACGACCCGTTCGTCGAGGATTTAGGCGAGGCGCCGCGCTACTATCGCGGCACGGCCTACGTCCATGGCGACGACGCCGATGCGCGTGCGATCGTGCTGGCCGAGACGCTGGCGACCAAAGGCCCCGGCATGCTGGTCGTGCCGATCCGCGGCCCGGTGATGGTGCACTGCCAGGAGTTCGAGCGCGAGCACGCCAAGGATCGCCTCGGCTACATCGCCTTCACGGTCAAGTTCGTGCGCCAGGGCGCCGCGACCGCGATGGTGTCGGTCGCCTATGCGGGCGCGCAGGCGTTCCAGGCCGCCGATCGCCTCGCCGCCGCGCTGGCCGCGGCCTTCCCGGCAGCAGTGACGCTCACCGGTGCGCCAGACTTCGTGGTTACGGCCGCCGTCGACGGCGTGCAGACTGCGGCCGCCGTCCTCGACGCCGCGCGCCTCGCCACGCCGACCGATCCGTCGGTCTCTGCCGAGGTGCGCGACCAGGCAGCCGACATCGTCGACCAGGCGGCATCGGTCCTGACCCGCACGCCGGATGCCGCCGCGGTCTCGGCGCTCGCCGCCGAGCTTGTCGCCGCCACCCGGGCGCTCGCCGCCGGCCAGTCGCCGGACGCCGCGGCGTCAACCATGATCGAGGTCGCGGCTGCCAGTGCGGCGACGGTCTCGTCGAATCATCTCTCGGCCTCGGCCGAACAGGCCGATGTCAACGCGGCAGAGGCCGCGCGTCTCGCCCGGCTCGCGGCGCTCACCGCCTGGGCCGAGTCGCTGGTGCGGCGCACCTATGCGGACCGTCCGTCCGGCGTCACTGCGCGGGCCGAGGCGGCCGAGCGGTTTGACGCCGAACTCGAACTGTCCGGCGGCGCCAACAACGTCGCGATCTATCTCGCGATCGAGGGGCTGCGCGACGGCGTGGTCGATTATCTGACCAAGCTGATCGCCGATCTGGCGCCGATCGTCACCGTGTCGGCCAATCGCAGTCTGCCATCGCTGTGGTGGTCGTGGCGGCTCTACGGGTCGGCCGACCGGTCGTCCGAACTGGTCGCCCGCAATCTGGTGCGTCATCCGTCGTTCATGCCGACCGAGTTCCAGGCACTCGCCTCGTAGGGACTGATATATGGGCGAGGAATACGTCACCGTCCGCGCCGGCGGGTTCGTCTGGTCGGCGTTCCGCCGCGTCATGGTCAAGGCGGCGATCAAGGAGGCGGCGCGGTCGTTTCACCTCGACATCGCCGCCGAGCCGTCGCCAGGCACGGCCGCTTGGGCGTTCAAGGCCGGAACCCTGATCGAGATTACTTCGAACGGCGAGTTGCTGCTCGCCGGCTACGTCGATCGCTATCAGCCGCGGCTCAACGGACACCAGCAGGCCGAGATCGCAGTGTCCGGCCGGTCGAAGGCGCAGGATCTGATCGATTCGAGCGCGGTCCATAAGACCGGGCATTTCAAGAACAAGACGCCGCTGCAGATCCTGCAGGAACTCGACAAGGCCGGCGTCGGGGTCAAGACCGATCAGACGCTTGATCCGGTGCCGACCTATCGCATCACGCCGGGCGAATCCGTGTTCCGGATCGGCGAGAAGCTGTGCCGCGAGCAGGGCGTCACGCTATGCGGCCAGGCCGATGGCTCGATCCTGATCACCGCGGCCGGTGGCGGCATGCACACCGCGCTGGTCGAGGGGGTGAATATCATGTCGATCGAGGCCGACCATAACTGGTCAGGCCGGCATTCGGACGTGATCGTGCGCGGCCAGGCGCCCTACGGGCACGGGCCGGATGCGCTGGAGATCGAGGCCAAGGCGCAGGACGCCGCGGTCGGCCGGAACCGGCCGGTCATCGTGCTGCACGACGGCGACATCGATCGCAAGCGCGCCAAGAAACGGGCCAAGAACCGGCGCGACAAGGAGGCCGGGAATTCGCTCAAGGCGAACGTAACGGTGCAGGGGTTCCGCGACGACGCCGGCAAGCTGTGGACTCCGTCCTGGTTGGTGTGGCTCGAATCGCCGTTTGCCGCGGTCGCACAGATGATGTGCGTCGAATCGGTCCAATACCAGCAGGATCGCCGCGGCGGCAGCGAGACGGTGCTGACGCTGGTCGATCCGCGCGCCCATGGCGGCAAGAGCGGCGGCGGGTCGTCCGGCAAGACGGCCGGCGCCGGCGCCTCGACCGGGGAAGCCTGGAACAACGACGCCGGCACAGACGCGGTTGATGACACGGGAGTGGCTTGATGCCGTTCGGCTATCCGGAAGCTCCCGAAGGCATAATCGGCCAGTTGCGGCGCGCGACCGTGACCGAGGTCGATGATTCCGGCACGCAGCAGATTTTGCGCAAGATGCGAGGGCTGGCGTCGGAGCGTCCCGAAGACGTCTATCGGCCGCAGGCACACGGATTTTCCTCGCATCCGCCGACAGGGTCCGAGGGGCTGTTCCTGTCGCTCGGCGGCCGGTCCGACCGTCTCGTCGGCCTCGGGTTCGAGCACAAGGACAAGCGGCCGAAGAATCTGCCGGAAGGCGGCGTCGCGCTCTACGACGCCGACGGCAAGATTCTCAAGATCATCAAGGACGAGACGACCTTCGACGCCGGCGGCAAGCCGGTGCGCATCTTCAACGCCACGACTGTTTCGGTCGAGGGTGCGAGCAAGATCATGCTCAAAGTCGGTGGCCGCGTCGTGGTGGTGCAGGCGAGCCGGATCGACCTCGGCGCCGATCCAGCGCCTTACAAGGTGGTCACCGAAGCCGGTCCATCGAGCGTGGTCTACGCGGTCAAGGATTGAACAGCATGGTCGACGTCGTCATTCGCGCGGCCGAGGGCTGCGATCCTGATCCGTTCCTGCTCTGGAATGCGACCTGGTCATCGGCCGACGGGATCGCCGACTGGCGTCTTGCCGGGTCGGGTGGTCTGGCCGCTGATGCGGCGCTAGCGACGGCGGTTGTCCTGTGCCTGTTCACCGACAAGCGCGTGCCGCCCGATCATCCGGTTGCCTATCTGACCGACGGCGACCCGCGCGGCTGGTGGGGCGACGGAGTCGACGTGCGCGCCGACCTCGACGAGACAGAACTCGGGTCGTGGCTGTGGCTGCTCGAGCGCGCGCCGCTCACGTTCCTGCAACAATCCGGAGCCCGGTGGGCCGAGCAGTTTGCGCGAGACGCTCTCGCGCCACTGATCGGGCAGAACGCGGTTTCCAGGATCGACGCATCGGCGACGGTCGACGAGATCGCCAACCGCCTGGAACTCTCCGTGCAACTCTACGGCCGGGACGGCGCCAGCGCCTACGACCGCAAGTTCGAACTCGTGTGGAAGCAGATGGGTCTCCTGTGATGTCGTTCGCCATTCCGACCCTGTCCGACCTCGTCACCCGGTCTCGCTCGGCGTTCCGCGCCTATCTGCCGGGGTCCGACGCCTGGCTGTGGCCTAACAATGTCTACGGCGCCGCCAAGGTGATTGGCGGTATGATCTACGAGGTGTTCGGCTTCGCCGATTATATCCAGCGGCAGAAGTTCGCCGGAACCGCCGACACCGAGAACCTCGACCTGCACGGACAGGAATACGGCCTGTCGCGCCGTCCGGCCGGACCGGGCCGCGGTTACGTGCAGATCACCGCGACCGACCAGATGACCGTCGGTGCCGGCGCGGTGTTCACGCGCACTGACGGGCTGCAGTACACCGCTTCCGTCCCCGGCAGTCTCGCCTCCGGCGGCACGCTCGACGTCGAGGTGGTGGCGGTCACAGATGGTAAGGCGTCGAACGCCGAGGTCGGCACACCGCTGGCGATCACGTCCGGCGTGACCGTCGCCAGCGGCACGCCGCTGGCCGAGGTCGCCGACGGCGGGGTCACGGCCGGCGTCGACGTCGAGCCCGACGGGCCGGAATGGACAACTGACCTGTCAACTTTTCGCGGCCGCATCCTGTTCCGCAAGCGCAACCCGCCGCACGGCGGCGCGCCCGCCGACTACGTCATGTGGTCTACCGATGCGTCCGGCGTCACCCGCGTGTTCGTCGAACGGCGCTGGGCCGGAACCGGGACCGTGCGGGTGTTCGTGGTGATGGATGACCTCTATGCCAACGGCATCCCGCCCAGCGGCGAGATCGCCAGGGTAGCGGCCTACATCGCCACGCTGGCGCCGGCTGCCGCCGTCGTCACCTGCGCGGCTCCGGTTGCCAAGGTGATCGACGTGACGATTTCCGGTCTGACGCCGGATACGGTGACGGTGCGCGAGAACGTGTTGGCCGAGTTGCGTGCCACGTTCCGCAGGCTATCGCGTGTGGCCGGCAACGACGTCGAGATCGGCGGCATTCCGTTCCTGGCCTATCCGGTCTCGTTCTCGCGATCGTGGCTATGGCAGGCGGTCGCCAACGCCAGCGGCGAGGAGCGGCATGCGATCGCATCGCCGTCCGCAGACGTCCCACTCGCCGCCGGCGAAATGCCGGTGCTCGGCACTGTGACTTTCACCGCCTGACGTACGGAGCGGCATCATGTCCTGTCCTGCCGCACGTCCGGCGCCGCTGCGGTGTCCGACACTGCCGGAGAGCATCCAGGCGACGATCGACCTGTTGCCGCACGGCCGCGCGTGGCCTGTGAACGATGGCGGCGGCATGCTGGCGCGGTTTCTGGCGTGGCTCGGCGGGCTCGCCGGAACGCCGTCTTCGTCCGAATGGCCGTTTGGGTTTGTGCAGGCGGGGTTCTTCGCCGCGGTCGGAGCGGTGCGCAATTTCCTCGAAACGCGGCTGTGCGCGCTGCGGCTGGAATTCTGGTGCGCGACCATGTCGGAGACGCACGACCTATGGATGCGAGAATATGGTCTGCCGGATTCCTGTGATCCGTTCCCGGACCTATGCACCAAGGTGGCGGCGATCGGCGGGGCGCGGTGCGAGTATCTCAACGCGATCGTCTCGCGGGTCGGCTGGAGAGTGGAGTGCCTCGACGCGTTGACGGAATGCGGCGCGAAGGTGGGATGCGCACGGGCCGGAACGGCTCGTACCGGCTACAATCGAACCGTCGGCCTCATGCTGCGCGTGCATACGGGCGAGGATTTCGCGGCTAAATATCTCGCCAGCGGTCGGCAGATCGTGCCGCGTGCCGGCCGCATGCGGTCCGGACAGCGTCCTGCCTGCGACTTCGTGCTGTCGGTCATTCCGACCACGGTTCCGGTCCACTGCCTGATGGAGCGGATCGCGCCGGCTCATGCCGACATCGAATACGTGACCTGATCAATCTGACCAGCGCGAAGTGCGGACCATCCGCCGGGTGCGGCATGGACGTCGCTGTGCGCGCGCAAAGGAGTCGATACCATGGACGTTCTCGGCCCGGCTTGCGACAACGCGGTTACGGCGCGGCCGTCGCGCACGATCGTTCGCGGATCGAACGACACGTGGTTCAAGGACTGCTCGTCGTCGTCGAGCGACGACGGAACCACGTTGCCGGCCGATTTCTTCAACGACACGCTCGCGCAGTTGCGGACGGTGTTTGCGAACGCAGGGATCGTCCGGAACAATGCCGACGATATGTTGTGGCGGGCGATTCAATCCGTCGGGCTCCGTTATGCGGTCGATACCGGCGCCGCCAACGCCATGGCGGTGTCCTGCACTCCGCCGGTTGCCGCCCTGGCTCCTGGTTTGGCCATTGCGATCAAGGCTGCGCACGACGTGACTGGCGCATGCACCCTCGTCGTCGACGGGCTTGCGACCAAGAGCGTGACGTTTCCGGGATTGGCTGCCCTGACGCAGGGCGCATGGGTGGAGAACGCCATCGGCATCGTCATCTATGACGGCACCGAATTCCAACTGGTTGCCGGCGGAAACTCGCTCGAACATCTGATTCAGTCGATCATTCCGCAGGTCGGTCCAGTCTATCCGATCGGATCGTACTGGACGACGGCGAGTTGCGCCAACGGCAACGGCGTCCCGATCAAGCGGATGGTGGCGACAGCCTACAGCGGCGGGGTGGCAACCATCGCCTACACGTCCAACAGCACGGATGGCATCCGGGCCGTGACCTATTCGACGGCGGCGTTCACCCGGACGCAGGCGCTCGCGGCCAAGACGCTGGTCGAGGCCAATCGAGGCGGCCTCTATTGCGACGCGCCGCCGGACGGAACGTGGATCGCAGTCGACAACACGCTGTACGATCCGACCAATACCGGATCGTCGACCGTCTACATCAACTGCTCGACGATGTTCGTTCGCATCGCTTGACGGAAAGGGAACGCCGACATGGATCTCCTCACGCTCGTCACGGCGCGGAACTGCCGCTATGCGGCGGCCGACGGCAGCGTCATCACGATGGAGGCGAAGTTCGCCGAGTTGTCGGACTTCGTTCCGTTCGACGCATCGGCGTCGTATCATGACGCGCACCAGATCGTCGCCTATGTGCGGGCGAAATCCGGAGAGTTCGGCGCCATCTCCGACTATGTCGCCATCCCGCCGGCTCCGGATCCGCCGGCCGACCAACTCGTCACCTATGCCAACCGGGCGCAGTGGGCGCTCGCGACCGGCGGATATCCGACGACCGTCAACGGGACGGCGATCACGTTTCCGACCACCGAGGCCAGCCTCGCGCTGATCTCCGGCAAGGCGCAGCGGCTCGCCCGGCCAAATCCGCCGGCGAATGTCAACTGGCAGGTCGGACCGACCGACTTTGTGACGATCGCCGCCGCCGACTTTCTGGTGCTGGCGACCGAGATATCCGACTTCGTCCAGGCGACGTTCGACGCGCTGCCGGCGATCTTCGCGGCGATAGCCGCCGGGACCATCAAGACGACCGCAGGGATTGACGCCGCACTGGCGGCGGCCGTGGGCCGGTAGGTCGCTCGCGCTCGCCGCGGCCATCGTCCGATAGGGGTATCCCATGATTCCCGACAAGGTCGCGTTCGCGGTGGCCGACGCCGCGAAGCAGGCATCGATCGAGCCGGCCGCGCTGCTGGCGCTGGTCGAGGTCGAGACCAACGGCGCCGCGTTCGAGCAGGACGGCCGCACGCCGCAGTTCCTGTACGAGCGGCATATCGCATGGCGCGAGGCGGTCAAAGCCGGCGGCACGTCGCTGCGCGACGCGTTTGCGCGCGCCGGGTTGGCGATCCCGAAATGGTCGCGCTCGACCCAGTACCGCGACCAGCGCACCTCGGCGCAGCGGCTCGACCTGATCCGCCGCGCCAAGGCGATCGACGAGGAGACGGCGCTGCGCTCGGCCTCGTGGGGACTCGGCCAGACCATGGGATTCCTCTCCGCAGAGCTCGGCTTTTCCTCGGCGCGCGAGATGGTCGCGCATCAGACCGGCTCGATCGCCGGGCAACTCGACTGCCTGGTGTCGGAGATCGAGAACAAGCATCTGACGACTGCGCTCAACGGCCACGACTGGGCGCACGTGGCACGGATCTACAACGGGTCTGGCTACCGGGCGAACAACTACGACGGCCGGCTGGCCGACGCCTACAAGCGCTGGTGCCGCCGGCTGGTGACACTCGCGCCGGCCGGCAAGCCGCGTCCGGCACCGCCCGAGCAGGCGCTGTCGGCCGGCGAGGTCCGGCAGGTGCAGGAGCGCCTGCGCGAACTCGGCTACGCCGAGGTCGGCGCGCCGGACGGCAAGTGGGGCACCCGCACCGCCGGCGCGGTCTCGGCGTTCCAGGCGCACGAGGGACTGCCGGTCACCGGGCATTACGACGCCGACACCGCCGCGGCGATGAATGTCGCCGAGGATCGGCCGGTCGCCTTCGCCCGCACCGAGGCCAGCGCCGACGACCTCGCGGCCGAGGGCTCGCGCACGGTCGTGAATGCCGGACAGGTATCGACGGTCGGGCGATGGATGCAATGGGCCGGGTTTGGCGGCGCCGGTCTCAAGGGCGCCGATTCGCTCGGCGTGATCGACAAGATCAAGGGCGCGACCGAACACGTCGGCCAGGTGCGCGAGGTGTTCGACGGGCTCGCCGACGTCGGAGCGTGGGCGGTCGGGCACTGGTGGGTGTTCGCGATCGGCGCCGGGCTGGTGCTGGTCTATCGCGCCGAGCGCATCGTCGCGGCGCGGCTCGAGGATCATCGCACCGGGGTGCATGCGGGGTAGGTCATGATCAAACTGCTGGCGTTGCTCAGGCCGCTCATGTCGTTCGTGCCCGGCCTGCAGGTTTTGGCCTCGATCGGCTCGATCGCTTCGGCGGTGGCGTCGTTCTTCGCCACGCCGCTCGGCAAGTGCGTCGGTGTCGCATTGCTGGTCGCCGGCGCCTATGTCGGCGGGTCGTGGCACCAGGCGCATATCGACGCGGCGAAGTACCAGGCCGAATGGTCCGCCGCCGTCGCGGCCTCGCAACAGCAGGCTGCCGCGCGCGACCAGAGGATCCGCACCGAGATGACCGAGCAGGCGTCGGGCCGCGAGGCTGCGATCCGCGCCGAGTTCGTCAAAGTCCAACAGAAGGCCAGCGACTATGAGACCGCATTGTCCGCGGCGAACGCCGCTCGTTGTGCTGCTACTGCCGATGATGCTCGCCGCCTGCGCGAGCTCCAGGGAACTTCCGGCGACGCAACCGGTCGACGTTCCGGCCTCCTGCGAAGGATTGTTGAGCGAGGTTCCGCCGCCCGTCGCGCCGCGGACCGGTGAGGACATCCGACCGTTCGCCGCCCGCACGACGGTTGCGCTGCGCGAGGCGAACAGCCGGATCCGCAACGGACGGGAATGCGAGGCCGATCAGCGGCAGAAATATTCCGGGGGCGGGCGATGAACCCGCCGGTAGTGACCTGGAGCGAGGTCAACGTCGTTCTGGTGCTGGTCGGGCTGGTGCTGACGGCCGTGTCAGGCGGGATCGGGTGGTTGTTCCGCCTCTACTGGAAAAGCACCGGAGAGATTTCCGCCGAGCGCCTGGCGCGTGATGCCGCGATCGAGGATCTGCGCAAGGAACAGTCCCGCAAGATCGGCGAGCTTTATGCCAAACACGAGGAGTTGCGGGTCCATGTGGCCGAGGACGCCCGCGACTACGTGACCTTCACGGCGCTCGATCGCACATTGAAGCCGGTCGAGACGGCATTGAGCACCTTGGCGGGGCGGGTCGAGAGCGGGTTCCGCGACATGACCAACCTGGTACGTGGCGCGCTCGCGGCCCGCGGCGTCGACGACGAATAGCCATTCCCGAACATCGAGGGTGACTGATGACGCTCACGCGTATCGCGGCGGCGGCCGCCTTGCTGTGTCTTTCCGTTCTGCCGGCCGGGGCCGACTGCTTTCGGCCCGGCAACGTGCAGTGCGACGACCGCTATCCGATGACATGCGACGTGCGGGGGTGGGACACATGCGCTGCGGCTCCGGGCAAGCGCACATCGTCGTCGGGCGCAGTCCGCGGCGATATGCGCCCTAAAAGATGGTGCGGCTGGTATGCCCGCCATCACCTCGTGTCGCGTGATCCCGGCATTGCCTTCAACCTGGCGCGTCGTTGGGCCGAGTTCGGCCGCGCTGCCGCGGCCGCGATCGGCACCATCGTGGTGTGGCCGCATCATGTCGGCAAGATCGTCGCCGGCGGTCCCGGCGAATGGCAGGTCGAATCAGGCAACGACGGCGGCGCCGTTCGCACCCGTGTGCGCTCGATCGCCGGCCACATCGCATTGCGTTCGGAGTGACCATGGCCGGCCATCCCCTCGACGACGAAATCGTCCGCCAGACCGCCGAGATCTACAAGGCGCACGGCTGCCAGGCGAGCAAGGCCGCGGCTAAAGCCGCCGGCGTGCCGCTGCCGACGTTCAAGAACCGCGTCAAGGCGGCGGCCAAGCGCGGCGCGCTCGGGTTCAAGCCGGTGCTGCCGGGCTTCCGGGTGTCGCAGACCACGACCGAGCGCGACGCCGACGGAAACGTCAAGGCCGAGTTCGTCCAGCAGAAGCCGGACCGCGGCGACGATTTCGCCGTGCCGAGCGGCCACGTCGTCAAGGGCGTGTCGGCGCTGGTCGACGAGGACGGCCGCGAGATCATCAAGTGGATCAAGACGCGCGAGGGCGAGGTCGATCCGGAGGCGCTGGTCTCGTGGATAAAGGAGGCGTTCGCGCGCTATCGGCCGTCGGCCCGTACGATCCGCTACAATCGGCGGCAGAATCCGGATGCGCATTTTCTCACCCTGATCCCGCTCGCCGACTGGCACCTCGGGATGTACGCCTGGGGCCGCGAGGCCGCCTCGAACTGGGACCTCAAGATCGCCGAGCGCGCGATCGGAGCAGCGATCGACGACCTGGTCGCGCGTTCGCCGGCCAGCGGCACCGGCGTCGTGCTCGGCGGCGGCGACCTGATCCATTCCGACACCAACGAAAACCAGACCGCCAAGTCCGGAAACTCGCTGCAGGTCGACGGACGATACCAGAAGGTCGTCCAGACGGCGTGCCGGCTGCTCGAGCGCACCGTCGATGCCGCCCGCAGGCGCCATCGCAAGGTCATCGTGCGCATCCTGCCTGGCAACCACGACGAGCACGCCTGCGTCGCGGTCGCCTATCATCTGCTGGCGCTCTATCGCCACGAGCCGCGGGTGACGGTCGACGTCGACCCGTCGCTGTTCTGGTGGCACCGATTCGGCCGCGTGCTGCTCGGCGCGACCCACGGCCACGAGGCCAAGATCGGCCAGATGCCCGGCATCATGGCGCATCGGCGCGCCGAGGACTGGGGCGCGACCCGGTTCCGCTATGTGCACGGGTTCCACCTGCATCATACGGCGCGGTTTGCGACCGAGGGCGAGGGCTGCGTGTCGGAGATCCACCAGTCGCCGATCCCGCAGGACGCATGGCATTTCGGGTCCGGCTTCCTGTCCGGCCGATCGATGCAGGCGATCACCTATCACCGCGAGTTCGGCGAGGTCGGCCGCGTGCGTGTCGCATTGCTCGACGGGGCGAGTGCGGCGGCATGAACGGCATTCCGCTTACGCCGGCGGTGCTGCGGGCCGCCTACGAGTATCTGTCGGCGACGCCGCCGTTCCGGTCGTGGAACCTGCCGGCAGCCGACGACGTCGCGTTCCGGGTGGTGCGCGACCCGCACGTGTTCGGTCACTACAAGAGCAGGTCCGGCCGCCACGAGATCGCGCTGTCGCGGCGCTCGATCGGGCGCACGCTCGGCATCATGGAAACGATGGCGCATGAGATGGTGCACCTGCATCAGGAACTGACCGGCATGGCGACCCACAACGTCGTGCACAACGCCGCGTTCAAGAAACTGGCGGCGCAGGTGTGCCGCCATCACGGGTTCGATCCGTTCGCATTCTGAGGGATCCTATGAGGATGGTGATTGGCCTGACCGGCCTCGCCGGGTCGGGCAAGTCGACGGCTGCGGCACGTCTAATCGAGCGGCATGGGTTTGTCCGTGGCAAGTTCGCAGGCGCCTTGAAAGCCATGATGTGGACGCTGCTCGCCTATCGCGGCGTCAACGCCAACGCGATCGAGCGCATGATCGAGGGGGACCTCAAGGAGGTTCCGGTGGTCGAACTGGGCGGCCGGACGCCACGCCACGCCATGCAGACGCTCGGCACCGAATGGGGCCGCGACTGCCTCGATCGTAACCTGTGGGTCGATACCGAGATGGCGGCCCGGGCGCAGGTCGGTCGCCTCGTGTTCGACGACGTGCGCTTTCCCAACGAGGCCGAGGCGATCGTCGCCGCCGGCGGCCTGCTGGTGCGGATCGACCGGCCGGGGGCCGGTGCCGGCGCCGCCGGGCATCCGTCCGAACTGATCGACGCGATCCGTGCCGATTGCACGATCGACAATTCCGGGCCGATCGGGGCGCTCGATCTCGCCGTCGACGCCCTGGTGCGGGATATGGGCTGGGCGCGCGCCGGCATCATCGGTCCGAGCATCGACGAAATATCGGCCGCCCGGCTCGCAGACGTCGCCGGCCAGCTGCGCGAAGCGACCTCGCGCGCAGGGTAGGGGCGCTGCGCCGGAAGGCCGCTCAGCGAGGCCCGCAAGGCCGTTGCGGGGCCGTTTTTACGGACACCCGCCAGATACCACGACCCGACATCGCCATCCGCTCGACGGCCCGGTGCATCCGCCCGGTGGCCGCGGCCTGCGCTTATCAGGAGGACTTTCCCATGAATTTTCTGTTCGGCCGCTATCGCGGTTCCTCGCTGCAGTCGCTTACTCCGGGCGATGTCGCGCCGGTCGATATCGACCAGAACGGCAACCTCAAGACGGTACTGTCCGCGGGCGTGGCTTCGATCGGCCAGGTCGGCGGCATTGCCGGCGGCAACCTCGCGACCGAGGTGCAGCTGCCCTACAACGCCTCGGCCTATGCCAACGGCCAAGTGATGGGCGGTCTGATCACCATCGCGTCGGCGCTGCGGGCCGGGGTGCTGTCCGGACTGTTGCAGGACGTCCGCATCTCGTTCCTGTCGGCGCAGTCGTCGGCGCTGTGGCTCTACGCCTTCTCCGGGCCGCTCGCCGGCGGCACGGTGATGACCGACCGCGCGGCCTTCATGCCGACCACGCCCGACCGGCAGCTGATCCTGCCGGGATTCCCGGTCTCGCTCTCCTCGGTCTATTCGGTGCCCGGCGCCTCCGGGTTGAACCAGTTGACCGCGGCGGCGGTGCACGCTGGCGGCGGCGGCAGCGGCTACGCCGTCGGCGACATCCTGACCGTCGCCGGCGGCACCGCGCGCGAGGCCGCGCAGGTGCGTGTGCTGACGCTGTCCGGCAGCGCGGTCGCGACCGTCGCGATCGAGTATGGCGGCCTCTATTCCGCCAATCCGACCACGTCCGCCAACGCCGTGACCGGTGGCGGCGGGTCGGGCTGCACGCTCGACCTGACCCTGGCGCAGGCGGTGCAGACGCACTACGGCGCGACCAATCTCGCCCGGCGCATCACCTCGGTCGACACCTCGGCGCGGTTCGCCCTGATCGCCGGTGGCGCGATCACGCCGACGCAGCGGCGCGGCCACTTCCTGACGACCGGATCCTTCCTCGACTGACGCGCCGCGCGCGCGAGGACGCCTGTGCGGCCTCGATCTTCCATCCATACCCGCTGCACCGCCAGCGCTTGCGCGAAATCTGCGCGGCGGTGCAGCCCCATGAGCAACGGACGGAATAGACGATGAACCGCAAATTCCTGATTACGGCGATGAGCGGGAAAAAAGCTGCATGGGACGCAACCCGATCCTGGCTTGCTGCTGCCATCCGGTCGCGCGACGGCATTCCTTCGGTCATGTCGTCGCCACCAACTGTCACATTTCCGGAATCGTCCACCATTTCAGGACCGACTACGCTGGTCGAAGACGCCGCAACACGTCATCTGCTCGGGGGGGATTTCTACAAATACCCGTATGACGGCACAAACTGGGCAATTGCGAACTGCGTTAATTACACCGCAGACGGCTCTAATCCCACAGAAATGGGTATGGGAGTTGAGTTTCAAACTAACGCACAGGATGTCGAAGTCCCTGGTGTGTCGTTCCCGCTTTTCCGGCCGTGGGTCGACGATCAGTTGGTGCAGTCAGATCCGATTGTCGGCGCATCTGGCGCGCTGATTGTTCACATCCACTTTGCCAGCGTTGCGTCGCGCAAGATTAGGATCGACTTGCCGTCGAGTGCTAGGTGGGACGGGATAAAAGTTCCAACTGGTGCGACAGTCGCGGCCCCAACAAACAATCCGATCACCATGTGCGTGGTGGGAGATTCGTTCGTCGAGGGCACGGGGTCGTCGTTTGGGGGCGTTAGCCCTTATGGGCTACTCGGCGTGCCAAACTATCTTGGTATGTACCTCGGCGTCGACAATACCAGATGCTCGGGTTCTGGCGGCACCGGATGGAACCACGTCAGTGGGGGCCGCTGCAATATTTTGGACCGCAATCAACTCGACGTGGTCGCAACTCACCCCGATGTGGTCGTGTACGCGGCGGGCACTAATGACGCGGACAATCCCGCACAAGCGGCGGCTAACTGTGCGTCGGCGCTGACCCAAACCAGGGCATCCCTGCCGGCTGCGATGATCTACGTTATTGGACCGTGGGACGGGCAGGCGCCTGCGGCAATGGATGCGGGTTTGGCCGCAGTGCGGGACGCTCTCAAGTCAGCCGCCGCGGGGCGCGGAGGGGTTAAATTTCTCGACACGACCGGTGTTGCGTTTACCAAGTGCGGAGATATGACGCATCCGGACTTGGTGGGGCACCAAACGCTGGCGCTATGGGTCAACAAGCAGGTTCGTACTGATTTGGGAGTTATTGATCAAATTTATGACGATTTTTCGTGGCACGCGGACGGCACTCCCACCTACCTGATAACGGGTCAACCGTGGGTGCAGGTCCCGCTGCATGATGGCGGCGGCGATCTGACTACCGTGGTGGCCTCGATCTCTGGCGGCATGTTGGTCGCGTCTGACAGCGGACAGGATCGCACAGCTTCCTATACGGGCGTTGACTGCGGAACTCCTCCGCAAAGCATGTACGCCACGGTGTCGTTCACGGCGGGTGCCGCAGGAGGCGGGGTTTGCCTGCTCACCAATAAAATCGGGCTCGACCGTAACGAATACATTGGACAAGGTGGTGCTCTACATATCGTCTACGGACCCTGGAGTACCACGGTTGGCTACTTCGATGTCGTTCATGGGTTTGTGATCATAGATGTCCCGCAGTATTACCCAATCGAGACGGGCAAGGTCGTGCAGCTTGGGTGGCGTATCTCCGGTGACACGACCTATGTACTGACCCCGGACGGCGTCGAACGTACCTACACCGACCCAAACATGATCTCCAATAATGGCCGTTACGCCATGTTTGAGACGTACTGGGGCGCCGGACAATCACAGGGTCAGTTCCACACAGTATCGGTGAATAAGCCCCTCAGTGCTCCGGCAGCGTCATCGCTGATGAGCATCGGCCGTTCGTATGACATTGACGCGGTGACCGCGCAGTCGATTACGGTCCCCCGCGGTGGCGTCCCCTCCGGTAGCTTGATCGTCGTGATAGTCGATGCTGGGCAGTCCAATATCCCTATCAACGGAGCGGTATCGGACCCGCACAATGCGTCCTATATCGCGATAGATGGACAGTACAATTGGGGCAATCAAACCTACGGCTACGGCCGCATCTATTATTGCTATAATTCGGCTGCACTGTCTTCTGGTGATTTGATAACGCTCACTCTCCCGCAGGCCGCCGCGCATCTCAAGATGTCGGCGTTCTATTGGACCGATGCCGAGACGGCTTCCGATCCGCGGGATTACGCGGTGACGGCAACGACCACGGGAATATCCAGCGCCAATCCGCTGTTCTCCTTGACGTCTGGTATTCCATCGAAAGCCGGGGATTTGATGCTGGGAGTTGTCACGACCAGCCCGAACTCGGGGGGCGCGGCCGGTAATTGGTATGGGCAAGACACCGCCCACGGATGGAGTGGTCCGCCTCCGCTTGAGTCCGGGTACCTGCCTCCGTATTCCTGTTTTGCGGAAATCGACGGTGGCACGCAGATTAACGCCGGAACCGGCGCGGTCACGTTCAGCCCCGGCAATCCGGCGGAGCAATCCAATCTGACTTACGCCGCATGGGTTGTTGGGTTTAAGGCGAAATAGTCACGCTCACGGCGGCGTTCATTAGGCAGCATGTGCCTTCTCACGTCGCGCTTTCGGCCTGGAAGCGCGGCGCTGGCGGCCTTTCGCTGGCTTCATGGCGACGATCTTCGCGGACATCAGCTTATCGACCGCCTGCTTCTTCCGCTTGCGCCTGGTCGGCTTGAGGGCGACGATCTTGGCCGACAGCAGCCGGTCGATCTTCCCTTTCGGCTTCCGCTTCGCCCGGTGCTGCGCGCGCTTGCGCATCACCTCGGCGGTCTTTTCCACCGCGTTGCGGCTGTAGCGCTGGGTCATGCTGATGTCGGAGTGGGTCGCCGCGTGGCGCACCAGCTCGAGGTCGGCGCCGGCGTCGGTTGCCTCGCTGATGCCGCCGGCGCGAGAATCCATCGACTTCACGTAGTCCGGGATGTCGCAGGCGCGGGCGAGCTCGCGCCAGTTGCGGCGGAATTCGCTCGGCCGCCACGGCCGGCCGGTGCTCTCGCACACGACGATCGGGCCCTTCGTCGGGAACCGACTGCGCTTGAGCTTCTTGACGTTCGTCACGCGGGCGATTCGGCACAACTCGTCGACCACCATGGGGGCGAGCAGCAGCGGCACGTCGACCGGCTTCAATTTCTTGCTGGTGATGTGGCGCAGGATGAACGCCGAATCGACCTCCTCCCATCGCATGCTGCGGATCCACTTGCGTCCGGCCTCGACCACGTCGGACGCGATCGGCTCGCCGACCGGCGTCCACTCGCCGATCACGTCCTTTTGCCGCAGCATCAGGTCGAACTGCAGCGCCTGGGCGAGCGCGATGCTGCGCATGCCGGCTTTCCGCGCCCTGGCGCGCAGCGCCTCGGCGTGGTCGGCGGTGAGGTGCTCGGTGCGCGGCCGGCCGACCTTGAACCGCATGCGGTGCAGCACGGCCGACAGTTCGGTGCACGCCTTGTCCTCGAGCATGCCGGCGCCGAACGAGACCAGGGTGCGGAACATGCCGACCAGCGCGTGCCCCATCGGCACATGGCCGCCGGCCGTCCATTGCTCGTGCAGCCGCAGCATGTCGCGGGCGTGGAGTTTTCGGATTTTCATCTCGCCGCAGTCGGCGGCGATCCGGCGCATCAGGCTGCGGTAGTTGCCGCGGGTGCTGTGCCGGCACTGGTGGAACCGCGAATCGGGGTCGGCCTGGTAGACCGCGATCAGGCTGTTCACGGTCCCGGTGTAGCGGGGCCCGAGCCGGGCGGGACGCCAGGGATTGAGACGGGAGAGGATACGGGCGAGGCCGCCCTTGATGGCGCGCAGGCGCACGCGTAGCGTCGAGTCGGACATGCCGCCTCCTGACCGAGGTGGGGTGTCAAGAGCCGCGCGGCGTGTTCGAGCACGTCGTGCGGCTCGCCTGCTTTAGGCGTCCGTTTGTCATCGCTCAACGCAAAGCGGGAAGCGTGGTTAAGCGGGGCGGCGGTGGTAAGGATTCGGCGTTTCCTGTCCGAAACCTGTCCGCCCGTTCTCTCCGCTTTCGCTAAGTGCTTGAAAAGATGGTGCTGCCGGTCAGGATTGAACTGACGACCTCTCCCTTACCAAGGCAATGTCCCCGCCAATTCTCTTGTCATTTCAACGGGCGGCTGTCGCGATCTACCGTTTTCGTTCGCGTTTGGTCCCGCGTTTCCTGGGCGAAACCTGTCCGCGATCAGGTTCCAGGGGAGTGCTCGCCCGGGGGCGCCAGGAGAACGCCGCCACGGTCTGGTGCAGGTCGTCGATGATCAGGTGCCCGTAAGTGTCGCGGATCACCTGCTCGGAGCAGCCGAGCACACCGGCGACGTTGGAGGTCGATTCGCCGCGCGATCCGTCCGGCCTGCGCTGGAGGAGCCAGGTCGCGCAGGTGTGCCGCAGGATGTGCGGGGTGACGTCGGGGCCGAGATGGGCGAGCCGCCGCGCGCCGTCCCATCCGCGGCGCATCTTCGCGACGCCCTCGCCGTTCCATTCGATCACGAACCGGGCCGAGCGCCGTTTCCAGCGTGCGAGGTGCGGCAGCAGGCGCGCGGCGATCGGTGCCGGCGTCTTGCGTTTCTTCGTCTCCACGGCCTCCTGCGGGCGGCGGTGGATCACCCGGTTGTCGAGGTCGACCCATCCGCCGGCAAGGTTCGGGATCCACTGCAGGGCGGTGATGGCGCCGTGCCGGGTGCCGGAATAGAGGCCGACCAGAATGAACCGCGCGACGTGACGGTTGATGCGGTCGCGGTGGCGCCTCCAGGTGCCGTCCGGCCGCCGCTCGAACCCGAGCGCGCCGGCGATCAGCAGCGCGGCCTCGGAACGGGTCAGGTGGCGTTCCCGCGGCGCTCCCATCGGCGGCAGGGCGACCGGTGCCAAGCGGTCGAGCTTGCCTTCCCGCCAGCACCAGGCGAGGGCGGACGCCAGCACGACCAGCTCGCGGCGCGCAGTCGACGGCTTGGGAGGCCGTCCGTTGCGCTTGGCGCGGCGGTCTGTCGTCTGCGTGGTGCGCCAGGTCACGTATTCGCCGGCTCGGGCCGGCGTGACGTTGGCGACGTGATCGTTGAGGAAGAATTCGACCAGGCGCTCGACCGCGATTGCGATCAGGTCGGGCCGGCGCGTCTTGACGGCGTGGCCTTCCTGGTAGGCGTTCAGCGCGTCGGAGACGAGGACGCGATCGGGATGACCTGCGCCGAAATCCGGGACGCGCTTTTGGGCGAGGTAGTCCGCGAGAGCGCTTTCAGCCGCTGCGCGGTCATCAAGGCCCGCGCCTGTGCCGATTTCGCGGCCTCGGTCGAGGATGACCCATTGCGGCCGCCGGCCGTCTTTGCGGCGGGGGTAGAGGCGCGGAGGCTCAATGGGTCTCGGCATAGCGAGCGCATGTTATCGATCGCCGCGAGGGTTGTGAACTCCTTACCGGCGATCCTTTCCACAGCCAGACGGCCGCGGTCACGCTCCTTGCGCAGGCCGCTCGCCGTCATCCCGCCGCCGGGGAACGCCAGCGTCGCCGCAACGTCGAGCCGCAGCGGCGTGTCGGGGCCGATCGAGTCCGGCGACGGGATGACGGGCGGCCGCCGCATCAGTCCACCTGTTCTGTTACAAAGTACGGCGGTTTATAATCTGCGGTGATAAAATCTGGCGCCAGTTTAATGTGATAATGTTCTGCCGTGATGATAATGGAGTCCAACTCGCTGGATAAGTTGATAAGAAATATAGTAGTTGAACCGTTGTCAACTAACTCACTACAAACGTAGTTCAAAGATCCACACAAGCATGTCCGCGTGCCGGTGACTGAGCATTCTCCCATGGCGATATAGATATCAGGGTCACTCTCGTTTTCCTGGCGTTCCACGATCGTTGGCCAGTTTCGTAAAATACCTCGTCTGGTGCGGTTTGCCATGTTAACAGCGACGAAAATATCGATACCGGCCCATCTGGTGGCCTGAACTAAACGATTTAGTAAAACGTCGAATTCTGTATAGTGACCTCGCGGCCTTCCAATTAATTCGCCAGCTAGTTGACCGCGGTTTCGGCGCTGATCGAATGTGCAGATGTCAAGTCCGACCAATCGGATAAAGTCAACACGGTTTATCATAGGATCGCCCTCAGTCTCGCCCGGTCCTGCGGGCAGAACCGCACCTGATAGCTTTCGATGCAGCGGCCGGTCTGGGTGTAGCGGAACAGTTCGATGATGGCCGATCCGTCCGGCGCGCTGCGCACCGAGAGGTTGTCGGCCTCGAGCAGCATCGCCGAGGTCTCGGCGCCGCCGTGCTTGACGCGCACGACGCGCGTCGTGTCGGGCGCCTGCGGGGCGAGGTCGAGTTCGGTGATCGGCGAAACCGGCGCGTCGGTCAGCATGGCCGTGCTCCCGCCGGTCGGTAGGCGTAGATCGCGTCGGCATTCGCCTTGAGCGTCGCGATCACCGCGACGCCGTGATCGGCTTTCGCCTCGGCCATGGCGGCGAGCAGGCAGAAAGCCGGGCCGAGGGTGTCGTGCAGGAAGGCGGCGCGATCCTCGCCGAGGACCGTTTCGCAGGCTTGATAGGTCGTCATCAGCTGGCGCATGACGCTGCCTCCCGGCGTTCGGCGGCGCCGATCATGGCGGCGAAGGCGGCCTGCGCGTACCAGCGGCCGTAGTCGGTCAGGCGCGCCTCGAGGTGGCGTTTTTTCGTCTCGACGAAGGTGACGAACTTGCCGGCGTGGAGGATGCGCAGCGTCCGGCGGCGGTGGTAGGCGCGGCCGGAGAGGAACCCGACCCGGGTGCGCTTGGCCGGTCCGAGCACGAGCAGGTCGATCAGCGCGCGGCGTTGTGCGACTGAGACGCCGACGAGCGTCGGCATGAAATCGGGCAGAGCGGGTATCTTGGCAGTCGTGATGCTGGCGGCCGGGATCGTGCCGTGCATGTGCTTATCCCCGTACGTGACGATGCGTATGGGCGCGCGAGGCGCCCGGGTGGATGATCCGGGGGTGTGGACGATGGGGGCTGCGATGCGACGGATTCGCGCGGGCTTCGCCGCGCTGGCGTGTGCGCTGGCTTTGCTGGAACCGGCTCAGGCCGATCCGCGACGGCAGGTCATTGGCAACTGGTTCGTGACCAGCGATGCCGATCGATTCGGCGACGGCGTCACGGTGGTCGCACTCAATGTGCAGGACGCAAATTCGATCGCGTTGCGCTGCCTTCAAGGCGAATTGTCGCTGGCGATGCTGGGAAAATACGCTCAGGGTGACCTGTTTCAGGTCAAGTTTCGTGTCGATCGATGGGACGTGATCGATACGGTCGGGTTTGCGATTTCCGACTCGGTCCTGCAGATCATGACGTCGCCGCAGATGGTGCGTCAGATGATGTCGGGCAGCGAATACGCGCTCCGGGTCACCGGCACGACTTCGACCCGCGACTATGTATTCAGGGCTGGTGCAGCCGCCCGAGCGCTGGTGCCGGTCGTCAAGGCGTGCCCGTTGGAGAGGAAGTGACATCGCACCACTGCCCTGGTGTCCGGGCGTGAGTTGGTACGATTTGTCCCCTGATAATCAAGTACGGATTGTACCTGACGCGGCTATGGCTTTGTGCCGGTACAGATTTGTCGGCTGAAGCCTAGCGGCGCCGGACGCCGAGGAACCGTCCTGCCGAGTGCACCTCGACGTTGCGAATCGGTTCGGCGTTGTAGGAGTGCAGGTCGAAATGCTCGATCGACGACCCGCGTTCCAGCACCTTGAAGAACCGCCGGCCATCCTGCAGCGTCACCGCACATTCGAGGCCGACGTATTGGCGGAAATCCGGCGCGATCCTCTCCGGGCCGACGAAAATGACATCGCGATCTCGCGCCAGCGGATACATCGAATCGCCACGGACTTCGAATGCGTTGGTGCCCGGAACCGTGATGACCCCGTCGATCTGCTCGTCGGCGCGTTCGAAGGCGACGATGGTCTGTCCGGCCGAGATGCACCCCTGCAACGGGACGGCAAACTTGCCGTTCGGCGTGCCTTCGCCGAACATGAGCCAGCCGGGCGAAATGCCGTGATGACGGGAAATGCTGGCACAATCGTCTCTGGCCAGCGGTCGCTCGCCCGACGCCACCTTCTTGTAGGTCTCGTAATGGATGCCATAGGCGTCGGCGGCGGCCCGCACGTTCGCGAGGTTTGCCGTCCTGCGCAGCCAATCCAGTCGTTCCGCTGTGTCATCCATGGGGACGCAGCGTACCGATGAGCTGGGGACAATAGGTACTCTTACGACTGTCTGGGATCGGTACATATTGTACCAACGATAGCGTGTTCCGAATCACCCGTCACCTGGTCGGCCTGCCGCAGCGATAGCGGCGCCTGTGAGTTCCGGGGATAAAGCGGGCGATCCTGCGTACCGAAGCATCAGCACTAGCACCCGGCACATCGCCGGACCTTGACGCCGCGCGCACCAACATGCGCGCGCGAGGGGGATCTCATGTCCGCAACACTGGCGGAACTGGTGAGGGAAATCGTGTTTTTGCGCGCCGTGATCGTCTTCCTGCTGCTGGTGACCGGCTTCTCGCTCTCGGTCACCGCGGCCTGCCTCTACTTCCTGCACCTCGACAACCTGCGGGTGATCTCGCGCCGCTACGGCGCGCGGCACTTCGGCCTGCACCCGGTTATGCGGCCAAGATCTCAGGCCGATGACATCGTCGATCTTCTGCAAGCTGCCGAACGTCGGGGTGTCGCATGACGAAGCGCTCGGACCGGCGTGCGATCGAGGCCGACTGGCACGCGCCCATATCCGGGGAAGACGTAGCCAAGAGGCACGGGGTCGACCCGAGTTATGTCGATCGGGTTTGGGCTGCCGCGCGAAGGGCTGGCCGTCTGCCGAACGGGCGGCGCCCGCGGCGTGCGACGCGCGTCACGCTGCCGCCGGCAGCGGCGCCGGCGTCGATCGCGCAGGTGCCGGAGTTCATCGGCACGCGAATTTCGGAGGGCGACCGGCCACCGGCAGCGGGCGATCTGATCGGAGCGCAGATCGCTTCGCCGCCAGCGTTCGACGAGGCCGATGCGCTCGACGACGAGATCGACGTCGCCGTCGGGATGTCGCGCGACGCGTTCGATCGCCTGCTGGCTGACCGGTATTCCGGTCTGCACGTGCCGGGCTTCGTTCTCGGAAGCGCTTCCGAGGCGCGGCGCATCCCGAAGCGCGATCCGCTGCTCGCCGCGCTCAAGCGCGAGCACGGCGCCGACCCGCACCGCCGGACCGACGACTCGCTTGTCACCGATCGCCGCGCCGCAACGCCGCGCGAGCTGGTCGTGCGGCTGATGCGGGTGCGGGACCTCGAAACACAATCCGTCAGCATGGGGCAGGTATGAGCGGTTCTCTCAACATGGTGCAACTGATCGGCCACCTCGGCGCCGATCCGGACATCCGGCACACCGCCGACGGACGGCCGATCGCCAACTTCTCGGTCGCGACCTCCGAGCAGTGGCGCGACAAGGCGTCGGGCGAGAAGAAAGAGCGCACCGAGTGGCACCGCGTCGTCATCTTCTCCGAGGGGCTTTCCAAGGTCGCCGAGCAGTACCTGAAAAAGGGCAGCAAGGTCTATCTCTGCGGGCAACTCGCTACGCGCAAGTGGACCGATAACGCCGGCGTCGAGCGCTACACCACCGAGGTCGTGCTCAAGAACTTTTCTTCGCAACTGACGCTGCTCGACCGCGTGTCGAACGGGCCGCCGCCGGCCGGTTCGCCGGATGACTACGGCAAGGCGTCGGGGACCTCCGGCGCGCCGAAACCGGGCGCGCTCAACGGCGGCAAGCGCGACGACATGGACGACGAGATTCCGTTCTAGATCGGGGGGGCAGGGGATGTTCGGACATCTGAATGTGCGTGCGATGGCGTTGGCGGCATCGTGCATGTCGGTGCTGTCGCGGCTGATCCCGGCGGCGCAGCAGCCGGCGAACGCTCCGGTGGCCGCTGCTCCGACGAGCCGGAAACGTCACCGGCGCACGACTCGCCGGTTGACGCGGCCGGTCTGGAACGGTTCGCGGCTCTACCGGTCGAACGGCGAACGCGAATGCGCGCGGCGGGTGCGGCAGAACGCACGGCGCCAGCAACTCGAATCGCACCGCGACGTGACCTACTGGCCGCACGGCACGATGGTCACGCTGCGCGTCGTCAAGCCGTTTCACATCTTCTGGGCGGGCATTCGGTGATGCGACGTCGTCTCGTGCAGAACGAGATCGAAGTGCTGCGCTCGTTGGCGCGGCGCTCGCAAGCCGGCGGTACAGCCGTGAGTCTGCCGGCGTATCTGCGTGAAGCTGTCGCGCCGCTGTGGCGCTGGCAGCTTGTCGAAGTCTGGTACCGGCAGGCGGCCGACGCGGATCCGGCGCTGCAGGGTCCGTATTTTTCTCTCACGCTGGCGGGCCTTCGGCTCGCGTTGGTCTTCGCGGCGCCGCGGCAGCGGCGCCAACAATGGGGCAACACATGACGACTCGAGATGCGACCAAGGGCGCCGCGCGGCGTTCGAGGAAGACGGTGACGGTCGATCAGGCGCCGGTTGTCGTCGCCTACAAGGGGTTCGACCAGAATCTGCAGTGTCGTGGGTATCAATACGAGCTCGGCAAGAGCTTCGTTCATTCCGGCAAGGTCGTCGCCTGCCCGTCCGACGAGCATGTGGCGCGCGGCGAAGGCGGGTTTCACGCCTGCGAGCATCCTCTCGACGTGTTCCGCTACTATCCTCCGGCGGGCAGCAGGTTCGCCGAAGTGGAGTTGACCGGCGACCTGGCGCGTCACGACGAAGATACCAAGATCGCGGCGGCGCAGATTTCGATCAAGGTGGAATTGCATATTTCCGACTTGATCACTCGGGCCGTGAAGTGGGTGATGGATCGTGCCACGCCGGAGGAAGGCGGACACGCGACCGGGGTTCGCGGCGCGGCGAGCGCGACCGGGGTTCGCGGCGCGGCGAGCGCGACCGGGGATAGCGGCGCGGCGAGCGCGACCGGCTGGAGCGGCGCGGCGAGCGCGACCGGGGTTCGCGGCGCGGCGAGCGCGACCGGGGTTCGCGGCGCGGCGAGCGCGACCGGGGTTCGCGGCGCGGCGAGC